CATTCGGGGCAAGGGGTGGGCGTGGTCAAGACAATTCTCCTGAAAGTGACGAAAATTTTGTGTGGCACCCCCCTGTCGAAAGAGGCAGGGGCGGGGGCGAAAGGGTCGCGCGCGCGCGCGCGCGCGCGTGTGCGCGCGTGTGGGCGCGCGTGGGCGCGCCGTACACGGGCGAACGTACCTTCGGTCGATGTACGCGGCCCGCTCACAAGGCCCGCTCGACGTCGGCGAGTGCCGGAACGCCGGCCCGCCGCGCCAATGCGGCCAGCGCGACGGTCCGCGTGGCGTCGAGCACCTCGCCGACCGTCACGCCGCGTGCCGCCAGACGCAGCGCCGCGCCCATTTCGTTGTCCGGGCGGCGCGCCTGCCCGGTTGCGCGCTCAACCGCCGCTGAATAGGCGCTAGCGAGCGCGTGAGCGAGAGGTAGCGAACCGTCCTGATCCCCTACTACCCCTTTTCCTTCTGTGCCCTCAGTGGCCGTATTTTCGGGCTGTAACGCCCTTGCGGCGTTTATCTGTTCGAGCGTCGGCACTGGTTCTTCGCCGGTCCACAACACTTGATAGCGGCTGGTTCTCCACCCGCTCGCAGTGATCTGGTAATCCTTTGCCTTCAATTGCCGGACGTAACCGTACTGGCGAAGCCGCTTGATCGTGTCGAGCGCCGTTTTGGCGGTCGCAAACCCCGCCAACTGCGATATGGTCGAAAGTGCCGGCCAGCATACGCCCGCTCTATTCACGAAGGCGCACAGCGCGCCTAACACTCGCCGGTCGGTATCATTCAGCCGCTTATCGCCGAACGCCCGCGTCGGCACGATAGACCATGGCCACTTGCCGATTTCGTTGAGCGGCACGCTGGCGTCAAAATGGGATGTCGTCATCCAATTCGCCCTTCCCCGTCACCTGTTCCACAACCGCACCCGCGAAGGCCGCCTTCGCCATGCTCGCCGCCTTGGCGGCTTCAAGCGACCCGATCACCCGCGCGACCTCCTCGACCGACCATACGATAGCGTCGCGCCGTTCCCGCGCCACGCGCGCTTGTTCGTGCACGCTCCGCACGACACATAGCACGCCGCCTTCGGGCAGCGCCGCTTCCCAATATTCACCCGTCAGTTCCGCCGCGCCAGCGTCGCGGGCCGCCTGTTCAAGTGCCGCATAGGCGCGAAGCGACACTGTGACCAGCTTTTCCACGGCGTCAGCGTCGGCAGCGTCTATCGCCGCATTGAGCCGCTCGCATTGCGCGTTGAAGCGGTCGCGCAATTCCGGCCCCACAAGTTCCGGCAGCCGGTCGGTACCCCACCGCCGCTCATATTCCGTCACGGCGCGGTCATGCTCGATGAGCGCCGCCTGTATCCGTCGATACCCGCGCTCGTTCATATGAGCGAGCGGTAACGGCGCGCGGTCTGGCTTATCGACACGGCCCGGCGGACGCTTAGACCCGCCGCGTGGTTTCTTCGCCTCGGTCATTATCTGTTTTTCCTTCCGTCATTTTTTCCGCGTCCTATGTCCTGTCCGTGTCCGGGCATACATAGTATGCCCGGACATTCGGACACGGACGGGACCGTTGGGCCAGACACGTCGGACACGCTCGGACACCACCCTCGGACATTGTGCCTTTTCAATGCGTTACGCCGCATTCTTAAATAGGACATTGAACGGACACGCTCGGACATGCTTTCGGACGCTTTCGGACATGACCCGGACACGTTCGGACATGAAACGCTAAGCCGTTGATAACGCCTGTATATTAGATCGGACATATATACGCTTACCATTGAGCGATCCACCACGCCTCGCGTCGCCTGCAGCGTGCGTCGCAGCGACATTTTTTGCCCTGCCGTGAATTTTTTTGTTGTAGCACTCTTGTACAGGATTTATACCACACCCATCTACTTGACATCGGCGCGATGAAGCGCCGGCTCGAACCAAGGGGAAAGACCATGAAAATCATTAGCAGCAAACACCGCAATGTAAACGGCGCGGCCTTCACTTACGTCATGACGGAGGGCGTTGTCGATGATGTCGCCGCCTACGTCATGGGAGGCCTTTGCAATACCGAGGATGTAGCCCGCCATGGGTTCAAGCTCACGGAAAGGGAGGCGGAGGCCATTTTCGCGATCCCCGCCGGCAAGCATTACCGCCGCTAATCAACCCGCCGGGGGCTTCGGCCCCCGGCCCACGCTCTAAGGGGAACCACACATGTTCAACATTTCCACGCGGCGCGTCGGCGGCCTTCGTTTCGTCAAAATTGGCCGCTTCTGCCTCTCGTTCTGTGTCACCCGCGAATACGTCGCGCTGTAAACCAACCAAGGAGAGAGACATGAACACCTACCTGATCGACATCCCGAAGCGTTTCGCGATTGACCACGAAGAGCGGGCGCTGCCCACTGGCGTGCAGGTCAAGGTTCTCTCGCGGAGCATCCGTTATCGATGCACCGCGCCCGAGTTGCGCGAGTGGCTGTCGGACGCCGAGTATTACAGCGATTGCGCGGGGCAAGGCTGGGACTTCGGGGGCGCGCTCGCGATGCAGGCATCGGCGCGCGGCACCGTGAAGCGCATCGCCCGGCTAATGATTGAGCAGGGCATCAGCCGCGACGGCTCGGTCGCGCAATAACTAGCCCGCCGGGGGCTTCGGCCCCCGGCATCAATCAAGGAGAAACGAACATGACCACAGCCACCATGACAAAGCCCGACCACGCGCAGGAATGCGCCGCGTTTTACATGACCGAAATATCCCGCCTCTATCGCCTGTTTCATCGCTGCGATGCTAGCGGCCATGACGCATGGGCCCAGTGCCTGTATGAGCGCATGCAGGAAATGCCGCTTTCTGTCCTCATGCGCGGCGGTTGGCACGCGCCCGGCGAAAAGCCCGCTGATTCCGAGTATGAGATCCTGCTGTGCACCGGCGGCCCGGCGGTTAGGATCACGGGCGATCTGTGCAGCTATGGCGAGCCGAACACGGCGACGTTGGAGTGTCAGGATTGGGGCACGCCTTGGACGCGCGCCCGCGAACAGGATGAGCTTGCGCTGCTAGACTTCGCGCGCTTGTTCTGCGGCGATTTTTGAGGAGACCGCACGATGACCCGCAACATAAACGAGGCTAAACCCGGCAGCGCATGGGACACGTGGCGCAAGGCAGGGCAAGAATGGCGCGCGCAGACGCGCCAATGGGGCGCGCCAAAATGGGCGGGGTCGCCCGGCGCGCTGGCGCTCGCCGCGAACGCATACGCGAGCGAGCGCGGGCTTGGCGAAAACTGGCGCGACACGATCAAGCGCGCATTCATGGAAGGGGCCGCACGATGAACCGCGCAAAGCTATCCCGCGTCGATACGCTGTACATATACGAACGGCTATGGGTCGCGCTTGATTGCGAGGAGCCCGGCGAAATGTGCCGGGAGCTTTCGGAATTGATGGCGGAACTCGCCACAAATTACCACGCCGACACGGGACACCGTATCGGCGAGGATTTGGGGCAACATGTTATGGAGGCCGTACGATGACAATCTATACCGACAATGGCGCGTCGCGCGGATTGCGCACGCGATATTTCCGCGACGGCGCGCACGGCGGCGTGGAATGGGTTTACGCCGTGGATCACGCGGGCCTTGCGCCGCGCTGGTATTGTTTCATGCCGGGCGACATCCGGCAAAGCGTCATGGCGCACATTGCGTCGGGCGCACAATGGGAGCCCGTGCTATGATCTACATCGCCACGAACGAACACGGGCGCGGCATTCGCCACGTCACGGCGTTTGATAACCGAGACGCGCTGCACTCTTACGCCCTTGAGGTGATGGCGTGGCACGCCGACAGTCACCGGCTAAACGGCAGACCGTCAATCAACGCCATCTGCGACGCGCTGTACGACGCCGGCGTCGGCCACGGCTCGCGCTCGCATCATCGCGTAAGCCGTGGGGAAGCCGCGCTATTGGTTCGAGCCGGCGTCAGCGCATACGGATGCTGGGGGCTGGAATGACCCCCACAACCCGCCGCACCATTCGTGCCGCCCTGCACCTCGCCGCAATCGCCCTCGCATGGGCCGGCATATTCGCCGTGTTGGGCATGGCGCTCGTGTGTTTCGGTTAATCAGACGGCGCGAGCCACACCTCGCCGCCTTCGATAACGACGCGGCCCGCCGTCTGTAATGCAGCGCGGGCCGCGTTTCTTTTCTGCCGCGCCTCGTCCGGGCATTTGGCCGCATGTGCCGCTGCCCACGCGGCCACAGCCACCCTGCGCTGCTTCGTGTCGATCAGGATATTCTGTAATGCTTGCAACGCGAGATATTGTGCCGGCGGCAACGGCTTCCCTTGTGGCGCGTCGGCGACGCGTTCCAGAACAACGGAAGCGCCGCCGATGATCGCCGCGCTCCGCATGCGAAAGCGCAACGGCTCGCTTGCGTCGCCGTCCTTTTGTTTCTCGACGGTGAGCTCGAGCGTCGGCCCGTATGCCTGCGCCGCCTTAATCGACGTATCGACGCCGCCTAGCAGCGCGCTGGACCCGCGCATGTCGCCGCGCCCTTTGTTGCTATGGTGGAGCGCCAACAGAGCGCCACCGCACGCGCGCTTGATGGCGTCGCAGGCGGCGACGAACCCGGACATAACCGAAGCGTCGTTCTCATCCGCGCCCGCCATCATGCGCGCGACGGTATCCACTATGACCAGCGCGAAGCGTGGCGCGCCAATGGCGTTGACGGTCGCCAGCAACCGCTCGACAGACGCTTGCGACGGAAAGTCTACCGCTTGCGGCAGCGTATATAGGGGCAGCCGCTCGTACCATCCACGCGCTGCGCGTAACGCTTTCAGGCGGCTGTTCAAGCCGCCGACGCCTTCGCCGGCGATGTATAGCACCGGCCCGCCTTCAACAGGCTTGCCGTGCCACGGCCTGCCCGCCGCGACACTCGCCGCCATGTCGAGCGCGGCAAACGATTTGCCCGCGCCCGGCGGGCCATACAGCGTCGCCAGCCCGTCGCGCGGTATCAGGCCGTCGATTAGCCACTCGACGGGCGGCATGGCGAGCAACTGGTCCATCGTCAGGATGGGGAACAGGGCCTGCCCGGCCGCCGCGTCCGGCCCGCCGGCCGGCCCGTCGGGCGCGGCGGCGTCAATTTCCTCATAGATAGGGCAAGGCGACTCGTCCGCCGCGCCTGAATTTTGCACGCTTGCCGCATCCACGACAGGGGCGTTTTTGCAAATTTCGCGCAGCGACTTCAGGTCGCCGCCCGAATTTAGCCAGTCGAAAACGTCGCCCTTTTCCGCGAGGCCGGGCAGGTTTACGCGGCGAATTTCCTTCGCCACAGGGAATAGCTGCGCGATTACCCCATCGGCGTGACGTGCGCCCGGCGCGTCGTTGTCGGGCAATACGATCACACGCCTGCCCGCGAACCATTGGTTCAGCGGCTCGCGCCACTTGCCCGCACCACCGTGTGACGTAGTTGCGACCAGCCCTAGCCGTATCAATGCGTCGGCGCACTTCTCACCTTCGACCACGAACACGGTCGCATCGGGTGCGGCCAGTATGCCGGGCAGGTTATACGGCAGCGGCTCCACGCCATCCATCTTGTAGATGTACTTGTCGCCGTCCGGCCTGCGCTGCACGTAGCGCGTCGGCTCGTAGCGCAGCACTTGATAGCGCACCTCGCCGTGCTCATCGACGTAATCGTAGACTTTTGATAGCCACTCACGCGGCGCGAGATGCTCGATCTGCGGCTTGCTGATCCCGAACTTGCGTTCAAGAATCTTGCTGATGCCGCCTAGTTGTGCGCCCTCGAAGTGCTTGACCAGATCGACGACACCGCCGCCCTCGTTTATCTCGTAGTCAAACCATACGCCCTTGCGCAGGTTAGCCTCTCGGCCACCCTTGTTCCCCCATCGCAGCGTCGTGCTGGTTTTACGGGTCGGCTCGCCCCAATAATGGCGCGCCACCTGCTCCATGTATGCAGCAATATTGTCGGTCATGTGTGGTTCCTAGCGAGAAATAGGGCGGGCAGCGTAAGCGCCGCCCGCCCCACTTGTCAAAACAGATCGTCGTCGTCGGCAAGCCCGGCCTGTTCTACGACAGGTTCCGGCGCACTCCCGGCCATCTCAGCCGGCCTATCGACCCACGACACGATGCGCCACTTCGGAATCTTGAAGCGGCCTTCGCCCTGCGGCGTGTTGATCTTGATGACCTCAGCCTCGCTGACTTCGACCACCGGCACCTTGCCTGTGTTCGACTGCCGCTCCGCAATGAACTGGTTGTGCAGGCTATCCATCTGCCGCACGACGGTCTTTGCGGAGTGCGAGAATTCTCGCAGGCCGAGTTCCTTATTGTAGATACGGACGCGGAATGCGTTCTTGTGCTCCGCGCTGGGCCGCTCCGGCATTGCCTCGCCGATGCGTACCATGCGGAAGTCAGGCACGCCGCTCGCAAAGGACAGCCACCCCACTTCGATGGCGTCGAGATCGGCGACGAACTTGACCGGCAGGTCCATCTCCTTCTCGTCCTTTATCCACGAGCCGCCGCTGTCCTGATAGCGGTCAACGCGCACCATGTCGCCGCCTTTAGCATCCCACTTGATGATGGGAAGAATATCAGCAGCAGCCTTCGCTTCCGTCGAGAAACCTAAAGCCATTTGTTTCGTTCCTTACGTTGTTGCCGTTCACACCATTGTGAACGCTTCAATCGGGTAGTGCGCACACGGTTCAATGTCCGCAGCGTCGCCACGGTCTGTGCGCCCACCCATCAGAACCTCGTGCGGAGTTTTGAAATCGGTCCAAAAAATTCCGTCGAGGTACTGAACCAGCAGCACGCTACGTGTCTTCGTAACGTCCGCCAGATGCTGTGCCGCGACCACCTTGCCCAACGAGATCATCAGCGTGGGATAGCGGTCATGCTTGTGGGATCGTGTCTTGACCTCCGCGAAGCCGCGCAACTTGTTGTCGCGGAACATCGCGTAGTCGAGTCGGTAACTGATTGGCAGCTTGCGCATCTCGATCTTGTGTTCGGCCATCAGCCGGACGACGCGCGCCTCGTTGTCTAGGTCTCGTTGCTGCTCGTAGCGGACGCGCATAGTAACTCCCGTGCCATGAAGCAGAACGTATGAAAGTCGATGTCTGCTTTCCATTTCCAGTCGTAATCGCCGGTGCCTTCGCACATGCTCTTGAATGCGGTGATAGGCACGACGCAACGAATAGGCGAGCGGTCGAACTTGTAGACGAGGCAGGGCATCTTGCCGATAGCACGCGCAGCCGTGCACACCTGATCCCACCAATCATCCTTTGGCTTGCCGCCAGCGTACCGCTTGCACTCGATCACGAACATCCATGCGTCGCAGTCGACGGGCCGAAGGTCGCCGAGATCGCTCTGTCTGTACTGCTCGATCTCGCGCTTGAACTCTATGCCAAGTTCGTCACGCAAGGCAGCGGCAACTTCGCGCTCGAAGTTAGCCCCCTTCATGCGCCCGCCACCGGGCCTCATGTGCGCCGCGCCGCAGCGATCATGCGTTCGAGGTTGTCGTGCTCGCGCTCTCGCAGCCGCTGCATCGCATCGCGCAGCAGTTCGTCGGCAAGCGCGCTCATGCTGCGGTGCGCGGTGAGCGGCACCAGTTCGCGCAGCATGTCTGCTGTCTCCGCGCGCAGCCGGAAGTGACAGCCTTTGATACGATCCATCGTCAGCCCCAAAAAAATTGTTGTGCCACTCTTGTACATGAATCATACAATTGCTATCTACTTGACATACGGAGGAACCATGAAACACGAAACCTACATCCTGTATCTGCGCGTAAGCACCGATAGGCAGGGCCGCTCCGGCCTCGGCCTTGAGGCGCAGCAGGCATACGCCGCGCCATATGCTGACCGTATCGTCGCCACCTACACGGAGATCGAGAGCGGCAAGAAGGACGACCGCCCGGAACTTGATAAGGCGCTGGAACACTGCAAGCGTGAGGGCGCAGCGATCCTCATCGCAAAGCTGGACCGGCTGTCGCGTAACGTCGCGTTCCTGTTTGCGCTGCGCGACTCCGGCGTGGAGATCGAGGCCGCCGACATGCCGAGCATGGGCACGCTTGAGTTCGGCATCCGCGCTGTGTTTGCACAGCACGAGCGGGAAGAAATTAGTCGCCGCACGCGCGCCGCGCTGGCTGCGAAGAAGGCGCGCGGTGAGAAGTGGTGCTGCCCGGACCCGCGCGCCAACGGCAGCAAGAGTGCCGCCGCACGCAGGGCCAAGGGGCAGCAGGCATCGGTTCGCGCCATGCCAATCGCCAACAAGCTGCGCTCGCTTGGCGAAAGCTATCGTTCGATTGCCGAGTCACTGAATGACGCCGGCATACCCGCCGCATCGGGCGGCAACTGGCACGCTTCCAGCGTGCGCAACATGATGGAGAACCACGCATGACTACGTTCCAGAAGATGCTTGCGATGCACATACTGGAGGCGACGCCTCCTCCGCGACCGGAACATAGGGAGCCTTGGCTAACCTACGCCTTGTTCCTCGCTGTCGCTTTCACCATCGGCTACGCCATAGGGATACTGTAATTATGGTCGGAAAACTTACACCAGACGACATCGCGACCGCTTCTACGTTGCCCGCGATCATGGGCATGTCGAGATACAAGACGCCCAACGATGCGCTGCGCGACGCCATCGCAGCGATGGAAGGACGCAAGCGTGATACGTGGACCGGGAACGAAGCGACCCGGTGGGGCGACCGGCTTGAGCCGGTCATCATTACGGAGGCAGCCCGCCGCCTTGAACTGCGCCAGTTAAAGCTGGAGTTCCCAGAGGCGTTCTTCCACAAGGAACTGAAGCTGGCGTGCTCGCTTGACGGCACGGCTGTCGGTGTCGGCACGCTGACAACGGATGTTGAGCGCGGCATCTATTGTATGAATGCGCCTAGCATCGACATCACCGGCACCGGCATCATCGAATCTAAGCTGACGAGCGCAGCGCCGGAGGACGTGCCGCCACCATATCGCGGGCCGATCCAGTTGCAGGCGCAGATGATGTGCACCGGCCTGCGTTGGGGCATCATCGCCACGTTCTATCGCGGCATTGAGTTGCGCCTGTTTGTGTATCAGGCGGACCCCGTAATGCAGGCGCGCATCGCGGATGCGGTCAATGACTTTGAGAGGCGGAAACCTAACTATGATTGGTTTCCGCCAGTGTCTACGGAGGACGCCGCCAAGACGTATGATCGCGTTGATGATGGCGCGCCGCCGATTGATCTATCATCAGTGGATGACGGCGAGTTCGCGCTTGCCGATCTTGTCGAGGCGCGTGCCGCAAAGGCAGCGGCAGAGGCGCGCATTGAGGAAGCCCAAGCTACGCTCATGGAGATCATGGGCAGTCACGAGAAAGCTAAGGGTCTGGTCGGCAACAAGCTGTACGAGGTTGCATGGCCGCAGCGTCACTACAAGGCGCAGCCCGAGAAGGTGACGCCAGCCAAGCCAGCTCGCACTGAGCGCAGCAAGACACTCAGCGTGAAGGAGATCGACTGATGCGCCAGTCAGCAGTTCGCTTTATTAAAATCTACAAGCAGTATGTCGAGGAGAACGGCAGGCCGCCGACGTATCAGGAGGTCGGCGACATCCTCGGCGTGACGCGGCAAGCAACGCACGACACGGCGATGTATCTCGTGCGGCACAACTTGGCGAAGCGCAGGTATGGCGGAACCCGTTCTCTAGAACTGCTCATCTAGCGGCGGGACTATATGTACCTCATGGGTGTCCGGGTTGATGTACGCAATTCGGACACCCAACCGCTTCTGCGCTTCCTTCAGCGGGCGGTGAATGCGTGTCGCAACTTTGCGAGTCGGGTTGACGCGGCGGTTCTCTGCCTTCGCGTCGAATAGGTGGATGTCACCGTCCTCGTTGCAGGCGATGACATCGACAGGGCCTTGTCCCGCTAACGGGCGAAAGACGTAATACCCTTGCCGAAGCAGCCACTCGGACAGAATCGTTTCACATATCTGCCCGGTCTGCTGACGGTAATCAGGCATACTCGCCTGTTCGGAACTGGCGCGCGATAGTCTCGGCTCTCTGCCCGACTTGCTTCGCCCACCGTGAATCAAGTGCTTCTGCTGCCGCGTCGTCCCACCGCTCGTAGAGCAAGGCATTCAACATCTTCTCAAATTTCAGAATGGTCCCGATGCCGACATTGAATGTCATGTCGGCAAGCGCGATCTGACGCACGCCATCTAGGTTGCGCCACCATGGCAGCTTGGCGTCGAGTTGTTTCTCGATTTGCTGAATGTCGTTAAGCAGAAGCCACCGCGCTTCCGGCTCGTTGATGCCGACATCATCGAGGTTGCGCCCGACGCCGATTGTCAGCTTGCCGGCTGTGCAATAATACGGCTTGAGGCGCATGCCCTCATGCTTGATGAGTTGCTCTACTAGATCAGCCTTGTTCATCATCAGCCCTGCCCACGAGATTTTCGGAAGCGTGCGCGGGCGTGTTTGTTTTTTGGTTTTGTCCTGACGCTTGCGCCGATAGATGTGCGCTTCTTGATCGGGATCGGCTTCCACGTCGTTGTTCCTATAGTGCCGCGTGCCATGTCACTTGCTCACTGCTTTGTATTTCTCGAAGGTTCGCAGGCCACCAAGGCCAAGCATGCCCATCAGGACCGGCATCATCTGGCTCATGTCGAGCGCAGGAAGATCGACGAGGTGGCCCGTCTGCGCGAGCGTGAACACGAGGATAGGCTGCGCGACGTATGTCCACGTTAGGGCGACGCCGCAGGACCAGCCGATGAATGGACGCCAGCCAGCGACGAACACACTGCGGTGAGCGGCCTCCTGCTTGTTGATCTCAAGCTGCGCAACGTCGATCTTTCCCAGATGTTCGGTCAGTTGCGCTTCAATCTTGCGCTCCGCCTCTGCGCGCTTGGTAGGGTCTTCGGGCAGGAAAGAACCAACGACATCTTTGACGAGCGGCAAGATGGCCGGAATAAGTGCGCCGATCATTTCTTTTCTACAGCCTCCACATCGTACACATTTGGAAGTGTATATTCCTCTGGGCAACTCATACAGCACAGCACGGTCTGGTCGCCGACAAGGTGCCACGTAAACAGCGCGCCGTCACAAGCGCCGCATCGCATCTCGTATCGTTCTGGC